GAAGCATTCGATATTTCATAAACTTCTACTAATTTAATCATAATTATTCCTATTGTTTAACATACCATTCTTCGCCTTCAAACCAAACTTTTGAACAGTTATTTCTACACTTCTCTTCAATTAATAATAGGTTTGCTGGTTTTTCCAACCTCTTGTATTTTATAGGAGCGGGACCAATGTATGTTTTGTTGGGATCAAGGTCCAATTCCTCAACTTCCCTGTTGTACTGAAGAAGCATTGTTTCTGCTGGAAGATAAACTAAATCACCCGGTGATGTCATCGGTGTCCTCCCTGCTCTCTTCTGTAACCTCTAAGGATGTTTTCTGATAGTCTTTCAGAATATCCGAGCAATCACTTAGGTGACAATCAATTTTAAACATCTGTTGGCGAATCTCGTCGATTGTTTTTAGTGCTTCTTTTTCATTATCTTTTTTTAGCATGTTTAATGACTCATTAAATTTGTTATCTAACGGTCGATACAAGGTGTCGTATGTTTTGTTTATCAAATTCCCAACATGCTCGGGGATCTCTTCAAGCTCTACTGAGTAAGTGATATTTACCCTTTTGTTCATGAAATTTCCTCTCTACTATAAATGTATCATAATGTTTTATGGATGTCAAGGGTTTTTAGAAAAAAGATTTATAAATAGTGGCTCCGCCAAGACCCACAACAGTTGTGATTATAAGCCATATGAGGCGGGAAGAGGTATCTTTCCAAGATTCTAGTTCTCTTAGGCGTGCATATAGCCCTTGATCGGGATTATAAACAGCTTCTTTGATTTGAAGTATATCCGCAGCCATTTCTTCTTGTCTTTCTTTAACTGTCTCTATTTTATCTATCATTTGATCAAATTTCCCAGATATTTCAGCGAATGCAACCGCAGAATCGTCAGCCATTGGAAAAGTCCCCCTTGTTGCTTATAAGTAGTAATTAAACTTCAATAACGGCATGGTTTGTTGTAATTAAAATGGAAGCTGCCGAGGCAGCATTCTGCAATGCACACCTTGTCACCTTCACTGGGTCAATGACGCCTTCTTCTAACATATCAATTTCATTACCAGAAACAAAATCAATGCCAAAAGATCCTTCTTGTCTTTCTACAGTAGAAAAAATTAAATCTGGTGCGTCTCCAGCGTTAACTGCCATTTGTTTTAACGGCTCTTTCACTGCTTCTAAAACTATTTTAACCCCTAACTCTTGATCTTCGTTCTCAGCTTCAACATTTAAATCTTTACTAGCCCGTATCAAAGCGATCCCGCCTCCTGGTACAATTCCCTCTTGTAGCGCTGCCTTGACTGCTTCTAGGGCATCTTCAATTCTATGCTTCTTTTCGATCATTTCGACTTCTGTTGCTGCACCAACTCGAATAATTGCAATTCCGCTGGCTAGTCTTGTGATTCTACCTTGAATTTTTTCGCACTGATATATATCTTCAGTTTGTTCTAGTTCAACTTTTAGTGCTTCAATCCTTTTTTCGACATCTTCTAATTTTCCACGACCGCCAGATATTGTTGTTTCGTTTTTTGAGCATTCAAAGGTTTTTGATGTGCCAAAGTCTGTTAGTTTGACATCTTTTAGTCTTAGATTCTCTGACCGGGTGACAAAAGTTGCACCCACAGAAAGGGCCAAGTCTTTTAAAATATTTCTTCTTTCTTCTCCATACCGAGGAGCCTTCACCGCTGCGACACGAAGCGTGCCGCGCATGGCATTCATAATAAGCGCAGCAAGAGCTTGCCCCTCAATATTGTCTGCAACTATAATCGCTGGTCTTGCTTCCCTAGAAATTAATTCTAACACTGGCATCATTTCGTCTACCGTTTCAATTTTTTCGTCTGTTACCAAGATCAGAGGATCTTCATATCTTACTATCCCCCGCTTCTCATCTGTTATGAAAGCAGTTGCTAAATAGCCAGAATCAAAACGAAACCCCTCTACAATGTCTAAACTAGTTTCGACTGAACGTGCTTCTTCGATAGTAATTGCGCCATCTTTCCCTGCCAAATCAACTGCTGTCGCAATGAGCTTTCCGATGGTTTTATCGCCGTTAGAAGAAATTGTAGCAATATGAGCAATATCCTCTTCAGAAGAAATTGGTTTTGACATTTCTTGTAAGTTTTCAACAATTCTTTCTACTGCTTTGTCTATGCCTCTTTTTAATTCTATTGGAGGTGTTTCCGCAATTAAGTATTTTTGTGCTTTTTCAAAAATGGCCTTTGCCAACACAGTCGATGTGGTAGTACCATCTCCTGCTTCCAGATTTGTTTTTGCAGCGGCTTGCTTAATTATTTGGGCGCCAACATTTTCAAACGGATCGTCAAATTCTATGAACTTGGCGACGGAAACACCATCTTTAGTGATGATGGGTCGTTGACCCTTTCTACATAAAATGACATTTCTGCCGCGTGGACCCAACGTTGAAGCCACATTTTTAGCTAGTTTTTTCACTCCTTCAAGTATTTTATTGTGTAATTTTAAACCAGATTCGTACTGTTTACTCACGATTGCCTCTTTGTTTGATTATATTATAACATTTTATTTTAGTGTTTTAACTAAAAATATTAAGCTTCTTCCGTTTTTTCAACGTATTCTCTTGTCTCGGCTTCAATTTCGCCAGCCGTGCTTGCTGCCGCAAGTCCTTTCATTTTGTCTCCACCAATAAGGTAGCCATTAATTTGATTAGTTAGAGTTTCGACCTTTTCAAAAAGATCAAAAATTTCTTGATTAAGAACGTCGACATATTGTTGGGCTAGCGCCGTTACTGCGGCTCGGCCAATTGGAATTTGGCCAATGAACCCCATACCGTCTTTATCGTAGCTTTTTCTCTCATAGTATCGTCTTGCTATATGAAATTGTGTTAAACCACTGGCACCTTGAGTGTATCCTAGTGTTCTTGCGATGTACCCCCAAAAATCTTCTGGACTTTTGGCTAATGCTTGTTCCAATATCTTGACAGAAGTTGCAACATCTAAGTATCTGTCATGTTTAGTAGCCCCAACCGTTTTTAGTTTTTCAGAACCTTTTTGTGGTTCCCAAGGTAATTGACTTCTTGTGTCTGTTCTTGGTGCCTGAAATCCTTTTCCCGTGTCTTTCCAAACTAATTCTTTTCTTCCTGTTGTGTTCCCTTTAGAATCAACAATATCTTGGAAGTCCATGTTTGCAAAATAATCTCTTGCGGTGTCAGCATCATATTTATCAATGATTCTAGCAAGTTTCTTTTTATCATCCGCTTTTAAAGCTTCATAATCTTCGCGGTTAAAAATGTTTAACAAGTCTTCTTCTCCCGCTTCCACGTGAGTTGTTGGCGGGTCATCCGCCGGGTTGTCAGCTAAATCTTCTGGTAATAAAAGTAGCTTCATATTATGTGGGTTTGATCGCATTGAGTCCAAGAAATTATACGCATTAAAATCAAATTGATAAAATCTTATTGCTTGTTCTCCTCGCAATGCTTCTTCTGCTTCCTTTTCTCTGAATGATTTTAGAGCCACAACATATGTCATGCGACCTTCGGCACCGGCAGTTCCCCCAAGATAGTGGCCGCTTTCTGGATCTTGTCTGAGACCCTCGATATCGACAAAATGATCGCACAAATCTTTAAAGCTACCTTCAACAGAGGCTTTTCCTTCGCCGCCTTCTCCTGTAAGAAGCTTCAGGCTAATGGGCATTTTATCATTGTTAATAAGATCCTGTACGCCCGCCGCGTGTCCAGCAGGAATTTGTATCCCGCCGAGCAGCGCGGCCAGGAAGCCTTCAAATGTAAAACCAGCCGCAGAAGCGTTGAAGTGTACCATGATGTTTGTTAACGTGTCAAGAAAAACGATGTGGCTTAAGATTTCAGATATGTCGTCTGTTTGTGGAGGACTTTGAATAAAATTGCTAAGGATGCGTATCTTTTCAGCTAAAGTATCTCCTTTAGCTATAATTTTAGACATTATATTTTCTATAATTTCGCGGTCTTGCGTTCCTTCTTTCCCCCACATTTTTTCAGAAAGGCGAAAGATAGGAAGCTTAAGAGTAATATCTCGTGTTTCCTTGACCTCGGTTTCAGGGTCTAAAGCTTTACGCTCTGTAAGCAATCGTTCTCTTGCTTGAAAAAGCTGGTCTTGAACCATCTCCAAAAGCGTGTCTGAGTTTAAATAATGTTTTGAGACTAGTTTGTTTATATCTACCATAATATAATAATTAGTGTTTCCGCTTTTTAATATCTAACAAAATCTTAAGTAAGATAAGTCGATAAGTTTTTTTGCCACACAGACCGCTTGGAAACAGCCCATGCTTTCTTTGAAAATTTCTAATGTTTTTTATTAAATGTTTATCAAATTTACTTAACCAAAACCAGCGTGGATTCCAGCCATGTTTTTGTGATAGCTTTTTATTTATCATGACCAGGATCCACGTTATCATTTTGTTATTTTCCTTTAAGCCATTTTAATTTTTTTGTTTCCTGCTTTTCTTAGCACCATTGAATTTTATTGGTTTTGGCGTGCCATCTTTTTTTAATTCTATTAGTTCATATGGAAATTTCCGCGCCCATTTAAGCCATGATCTAGCGGTATCAAAAGTTCGGGAGAAAATCAATATACACTCTTTTTTACTAGAAAAGCCTTCTCCTGTAGAATTCCAGTTTTCAAAAGATTTGAGGACGCGATTCTTTTTTCTTATCCCTTTTATTCCTTCAACTTGTAATCTATAATTAAATTCTTCTTTATTCTCTGTCTGTGTTCGCCATGCTATTGCTTGCATCCTTTGCTCCTTTTCGCGAAGATTTCTTTCGTACTTTAATTATACCATCATTCCAGCAAAGGTCAAGTTTTCCTTTTAAATATTTTTGTAAAGTGTGCATACAGTTTTGAACTTGTGCAGAATTCATTGTTCCTTTTTTAATTTCTTCAGTGCACCAAACAAAAACAGAATTAATAAAAAAGGCTTTTTCAGCATGGATTAGATTGTCGTTAGCAAGTAGCGCTTGTTCATCTCTCAACCATTTTAAAAGATTTTTTTTATCATCTAACATCATCTTTTTTTTATTTCTTTTAAGTATTTCTTAAGCCCATTCCATGTGTCATATTGAATTGCTGGCTTAAAAACGTTCGGCGTACACCGTTGGACTTTTACTACAACAGATTGTTGCCAAAGTTTAATCGCTTCTTCATCTGCTAAATTAACCAATTCAACTTCTTTTTCTTGGAGGCCACATTCTTTTGCTAATTCATGTTTAATTTCTTTAGCTGTTTCTAAATCTTCTGAAACGGCTTCAATCATTAGCAACGCATGTACATGAATTTCTTGAAAAAAAAGATATAACTGGGCGATTCTTAGCATTCGTGCTAATATTTGGTATGTTAGTGCGCCGCCGGCGAACCACAGAAGTTCATACATGATGGTCCCTATTACTTATCTGATAAATATTTTAACATGGCGTCAGCTATTTTGTCAACTATTTTTTCTCGATTTTCTGCCATGGTTCTTAACGGGTTCATTCCTTCTTCGTAGTATTCTTCAAGAGGTTCTTCATCTTCTGTGATAGCTTCCTCTGTTGGTTCGGGGAAGGTGCCTGGCGTGAGATCAAGTGGGGTTGGTTCTGGTGCCGGGGTCACCTCTGGATCCGGAGCCGTCTCGGGCATGTCGGCGGGATCGGGAAAAGTACCTGGGGTGAGAATATCCATTGGCGCAGGTTCGATTTGTTCAAGCAATCTCGCATCTTTAGATTTTTGGCTTAAGCCAGCTAAAACTTTAAAGCGACGAATAGTGCTTTCATTTAATTCTGACATAATTATTTCCTATCTTTTGCGGCGAGGAGAAAGGCGCTTTGCGACGCGCCTCATAACCTCGTTAACAACATGCTCTTTTTTAATGCGGTTCGCAACACGACTTGTGAGTGTTCGTATAAGATTTTCAGCGAGTTCTTCTGGCGCCGGTTCTCCCATGGCCATTTCTTCAGGACCTGGAGGCATCGCTGCTTCAGCTTCTGGGCCCGGCTCTAGACCTTCTTCTTCGCCGCCCATTTCCGCTTCGAGTTTTCTGCCGAGACCAATAAGAACTTCTGCTTCTTCTTCGGTTAAGTCAACGTCTTCTACAGGGTCGCCCGGAAGGCCTTCTTCGGCGTCTACTGGCATTTCATCTTCGGGCATTGGCGGAGCCATTTCTTCTTCTGGTGGCATGCCTTCTTCTTGTTCTTGTACTTTTTCCGCTTTTTTCTCAATGTCGCCCACCTTTTTGAGGGCGCCTTTACTGGCACCTCCAGTAATTTTGGCTAGCGCTGCTTCTCCGGGGTCGGGGTCTCCCTCATTAATAAGTTGTTTCTCATCAACGAAGTTGTTAGACAGTGCACCGATGCCTGCAAGTCCCATAAAACGACGGACCGTCGATTCGTTTAAAAGTTGTTCTTTTTTGTTGCTCATAAAACCACACTCCTTAAAATAGGCTTTTCTAGTAGTAAATAGTGTTTTATTTCAGTAATGGAGTATTTTTCTTTAATTTTTGTAATGCTTTATCTTGTATTTGTTTAACTCTGACTAAACTTAGGTTAAATCTCTTTGAAGTCTGCTCCAGTGTCATTGGCCCCTTGCTGTTATGCACGGCGATTAAAGTACAATTTAAATCTTTTTTATAATCAATCCACATTCGGCAGTCTTTTTTATCGCATTCATTATTTTTTAAAATACAGTTTCTTGCACAGTTATTCATACGCCCCATTCCTTTTCTATTATATCAAATATGTTTTCAATTTCTGACTTGTCAAGTCCAAATTCTTTTTCAACTTTTTTTGCTTTTATAAACGCTTTATTTGTTTTGTTCCGTTTAATTTTTGATACTTGTTTTTGTTCTTTCAACTCATCAATAAAATTCATGAAATATTCATTTTTATCTACGTAAGCTTTTATAATTTCATTAAAAAATTCTTTTATTTTAAGATCATCGTAATGCAAGCGTAATTTTAAATTAGCGTGTAAGTGATCATTGCTATCAAAGCAGATTTGTTTTGTTGTTTTCCCATAATTAAACATCATCTTCTCCTTAATATGTGAGTTCTGCTTTCAGACAGCCCGGCGGAAGTTTGACATACAAAAATAGCATTTTCTTGTAATTCTGTGATATTTCTGCAACCTGAATATGAAAGACCTGATTGAATCCCGTTACTTAAATCCATTAACACATTTTTTACGGCGCCTTTGTACGGAATTGTTGTAGATATCCCCTCGTTTGAAGAGAACTTTCCTCTCCAATCAAATTGTGCTTCTTTACTTGCCATCCCTCTATAAACCTTTGTTTTTGTGTTTAGCGCTCCTATAATCATATCGCCTGGAGATTCGTCTGTCCCTGCTAACATGGATCCAAGCATCACAAAATCGGCGCCTGCTGCTAAAGCTTTTACAATGTCGCCAGAAGAACGGATCCCCCCATCAGCAATTATTTTTGCATCGCGATCTGATTTTGCGCAGTCAAATATAGTTTGTAGCCCTGGTACACCATGGCCTGTTTGAACTCTAGTCGAACAAATTGATCCTCCTCCAATATTACAGCGGATGCTGTCGGCGCCCCAATCTGCCATTGCATTAAACCCCTCCAAGGTGGCTATATTTCCAGCAATGATGTGCACATCGTCTTTAAGCAACTCTTTAATAGATTTGATCGCCCTTTCCGCTAGTTTATGATGGCCATGAGCTACATCAACACATAAAATTCTTGCACCATTGTGGTATAGACGAGAGGCTCTTTTCAAGTAATCGCCAACAACTCCGACTGCCGCGCCTACGTATTCAACATGCTCCCATGCTTCTTTAACCATCGCGCATTGCTCTTCAATTGAGTTATAACGATGGATTACACCTAATGCACCTAATTTCCCCATGGTAATCGCCATGGCAGCAGTTGTTACAGTGTCCATGGGGGCAGACATGATTGGAAGATCTAGATATGTTCTTTCGTCTAAAACGTTTCCAATATTAATCTCCTTTCTACTTTCAATATCTGAATACTGCGGTACTAACAATACATCATCGTATGTTAGAGCTTTTTTAAATCTCATTTATGACCTCCCAATTCTCTTCTAATAGCTGCAAAGGGGCGCTCGATGGCGAATTATCTCCCGAAAATAAAACTTTCGCATGCTCTTCATGTCGGTATTCAAGCTCGCTAAGTCCATGTACAAAAATATCTAATATTACAGCGGTACTACCAGCAGTTTTATGTTTTATGAGGTCCCCAACTTTCATCAAGTCACTCCCTGTCCGGGGTCAATTTGCCCAAGATGTTTCCGGCGCAATCCTTTTTGAACTTTACCTTGCGCGTCTCTTCCATTTCGGCCGGGATGCCCTTGTGGTCCGACGAGACTATCGCTAACATAGCTGCTTCCGTCACTAAACATTATCACCAACTGGCCTTCAGCATTAACTATAGCCGATGTGATGCTCACCCCGTCTTTTCCACTTTTTCCGTCGGGCCCGGGAGCACCGTCTCTCCCATCATTTCCTTTAAATAGGGGACGCCCAAAATTAAGCCCGGGGGCGCCGTCTTTTCCGTGTTTCCCATTGAGCCCATCTTTTCCGTCGATGCCGGGGACTCCGTCTTTTCCGTTCAGTCCGGGGGCCCCTTGGGCGCCAGTTGGCCCATGTAAGTATTTGGACCTCATCGCAAAGTAAAAGAACATAAAGGCGCCGGCGAATGCGCCAATGGCAGCAAAAATTAGAATGGTAATGTTTCCCATTATGAGTCTCCTTCTGTTTTATTTTGTTTGGCGCTAGCTTCTACCTCTTCAATCATTTTATCGAGATACCAACGCGCTTTTTTAAGGTCTTGCAGTGCTTTACCTTTATATTTATGTCTAGAAACGTATTTAATTATATTCCCTTCGGCGTATCCCATCTTCCAAGAATTAATGTAGTCGTATGTTTCTATAGCTTGTTCTCCTGCCCAATTTA